ATTTTTTATCGAAGCTTGTCATTTCTACTATCTTTTGTGTTAAATCTAATTCATTTTTCTCTAAATTAACACTCTTTTCTTCAAAAGTTTTATATGATTTAATCTTCTTCATTTTTAAACAGAATTCGGTTTTGTATTATATATATTTAAAATATATTGTTATTACATGGCTGGATATAATCAGCAAGTACAATTATCAGGCGCACAATCTAATCCCGGATTTTTTAATAAGATACTAAGAAATTTGAGTCGTTGGGGAATGAACTACGACGACATGGTTATTAAGAACGCAGTTGGTGTTGGTGCAAATCAAGTTCCAACTCCTCCTGGTACAAGTAACTTGTATGAAGTTTTTTCTCGTAATGCTATTTCTCGTTTGATGGAAACTAAATCAATTAGTTATTTAGATCATTCATACGCCGAAAAGAGAAGAATACTTAGAGAATATAGCATGAAAGACAGGATTAGAGATGCTGTAACAATTGTTGCTGATGAAGCTATTGTGTATGATGAAGAAAAAGGTTTTTGTGAACCAAAAAATCTTCCACAAATTTTTCCAAAAGACTTAAGAGAAAGTTATTATGGAATTTTTAGAAAACTTTATCAGAATTTAGGTTTTACTAATGGGACTATTCCGTGGATGTATTTCAAACGTTTTCTTGTTGAAGGTTATATTGCATTTGAAATTTTATATGACAATAAACAGAAAAACATCATAGGATTGCAATTAATGGACTCGGCGACTCTTGTGCCCGCTGTTGAACCAACAACTAATGAAAATATTTGGATTCAATTTCCGGATGATCCTTTGCTGAGAAGAATTTTACTTGATTCACAAATTATTTATATCAGTTATTCAAACACAAGTGAATATACTGAAACTAGTTATGTTGAAGGTTTAATTAGACCATTTAATCAACTTACTTTGATTGAACAAGCTCGAGTAATGTTTAACATTATTCATGCTAGTATGCACAAACAATTTAAAATTCCTGTAGGTGGTTTATCTAGACAATTAGCTGAAGAGCAAATATCAAAAATGATTGCAGATTACAAAGATGAAGTTAGTTGGGATGATACGTTGGGTACAGTTCAAATTAATGGATCTCCGCATATTCCATATTCAAAAGAATATTGGTTTCCATTAGGTGAAGGTCAATCTCCAAATTTTGAATTACAAACACCACAAGGTATAAATTTAAATGATGATTCAACTGTAAATTGGTTTTATAAGTCATATAAAAGAGCAACTAAAATTCCGCTCACTCGATTTGATGAAAATCAAGGTGGAGGAGCAGTTTTTGGACCTACATCTGAAATCACAAGAGAAGAATTAAATTTCTTTAATTTTATTTCAAGACTTAGAGAGCAGTTCAAAGAAATAATACTCAAACCTTTAAAAATACAAACAATTCTAAAATATCCTGAATTAAAGGATGATGAAGAACTGCTATCACATATTGATATTGTTTTTAATGGTGTTAATTTATTTCACGAATGGAGAAAATTAACTAATCTTCAGAAAAGAGCTGAAATTTTAGGACAACTTGCACAAAATATTACAGATGAATCAGGACAGCCTTATTTACATGTTAGATATTTAATTAAACATGTACTAAAATTATCAGAAGAAGATTTAGCTGAAAACGAAAGAATGAAGAAGGAATATCCACCTGCACAAGCAGAAGGCGGAGGCGGAGGCGATTTCGGCGGAGGCGGAGGTGATGATTTCGGTCTTGATCTAGGTGGTGACATTGGAGGTGGTGATGTTGATTTAGGTGGTGATGTTGATTTAGGTGGTGACGTTGGTGGTGATGAAGCTGGTGGAGGAGAAACTCCAGAAGGCGGAGGCGGAGATGAAGAATTTGATTTCTAAACACATAAAAAAAGCGGCTATAGCCGCTTTTTTATTGCCTAATTTTAATCTCACTTTTTAAGTTCGATTTTTTTACTGATTTTCGTTTTGTTTATTTTAACTTCAACAATGTATTCGCCTGATTCTACATCGGATAATTTAAACATTCTAAAAAAACCAGTTCCTTTTCCAACATACTCATTCCATATTCTTTTTCCATTTGGATCGTAAATATAGACGGTTTGTTTTTGTTTAATTGTGTCAGATGTTGTTAGCATAACTCTAATAACATTTTCTTTGACAGTGCTAAGTTTTAATTGCACTGTAACGTCGTCTTCGTTGTTAGTAACGGGTTTACTAAATGCTGTTAAACCTAAACTAACAACAAAAAGTAAACTTAATAAGATTAATCTCATAAATTGTTTTTTTTTGTTTTTCAATTTTATATATGATAACAATTTTTATGATATAATGTCACATATTATCTATCTTGCAATAGGAGACCTTTTTCAATATTATTTTTAATAATTTTTTAATAAACATATAGATAATATACATTATTTTAACTAACATTTTTTATACTAAATCTCGATTATTTTTGTTAATTTTACATTATGAGTGTATCAATGTCACATGAATTATTAGAAGTTGAATGGTATAAACTAAGATATGACGATTTAGTTTATGATAATCAACAAGTTTTAAAAGAATCACAAAATGAAAACAATCAATTAAGATGTAAAGGTATTTCTTCGTCTTATTTTTTACATTATGAAGATTATTTTTTAGTTCTTGATATATCTAATAATAAAACTGAAATTTGTGAAGATATTGAACAAGTGCGTGAATTTGTTGGTTTTAATATATTTGATAGTTTTATTAGACCAATTTATTTTATTTTGAAATTAAGACCAATGACTAGATGGATTGATGAAGAAATAAGTGAAGCTGGATATGATAATTTATTGCCGGATATAATTGAAAATTGTATTGAAAGATTTAAAGAAGCTTCGAAAGCTAAATATAATCAACAAGGTAAATTTATATTAGTATTCAAAACTCGTTGGATTGGTGGTTATGATTATTATGGTGGTGGTTATGAATACGACCAAGAATGGGATTTTGCAGGATTTTTGGGCGATAATTATGAAGTTAGAATATTTGAACTAACTGAAGAACAACAACAAGAACAAACATATATTAAACAAGCATTAAAAAGGGGAAATCGCATAGCTAATACAATTCCCCCTGCTCATCCATTACCAGGATATCAATTAGAAATATTCGATGGTTATTTCTAAGCGTTAGCTCTTTTTAATTCAGCTTCGACGTCTCTAAGTGCTACTGCAACGACATCTGTCATATCATAATATCGATAATCCGCTAATCTACCGCCGAATAAATATCTTTTTTCAGCATCCGCTTTTTCTTTATATTTTTGATACAAAGAATTATTAGCAGAGTCATTAATTGGATAATATTTTTCATTTTCTCCATGTATATAGTCGGCTGGATATTCTCTAGTAATTATAGTGTGTTGAGTTTTATTTCTATCTAAATCAAACCATTTGTGTTCAAGTATTCGAGTAAATGGAACATCAGGCGATGTATAATTAATTACTGCATTGCCTTGAAATGAAGCAATTTCTAATCTTTCATTATCAAATTTTAAACTTCGATAATCTAAACGACCAAATTCGTGATCATAAAAATCATCAAGACCGCCAGTAAATAATGTTTTGTCAGCTAACTTGTCTAATTCTACTCTATCTTCGATATAATCTACACCTAATTTTAAATCAATACCATCTAATAATTTTTCAAAAATTTGAGTGTAACCGCCAACAGGAATTCCTTGGAATCGATCATTGAAATAATTATCATTATATTCAAGTCTTATTGGTAATCTTTTAATAATTGACGCTGGTAATGTTGCTGGATCCCGGTTCCATTGTTTTTGTGTATATCCTTCGACAAAAATTTTGTATATTTCTTCACCAACTTGAGATAATAACCAATCTCGTAAATTATCAGGTTTTTCGTCAAATTTTATTCTAACTTTTTCAAGTGCTTCTTCAGCTTCTGCAGGTGTTGTAACTCCCCAAAGTTGATGTAAAGTAAAAAGATTAATCGGAAAAGAATATATTGTATTGTTAAAATTAACTTTTACACGATTTGTATAGTTGTTAAATTCAGCAAATTGTGTAATCCAATTCCAAATTTTCTCATTTTTAGTGTGAAATATATGTGCTCCATATACATGTACAGGTATTCCATCTTCATCCTGAGTGTAACAATTACCTCCGATGTGTTTTCTTTTATCGACTACTAAGCATTTATATCCTGCCTTTGTAAGCTCATTTGCCCAAATGCTGCCATAAAAACCAGCACCTACAATTAAATAATCATATTCTCTCATGATACTACTTCTTCTTCTTTTTCTTCAATTTTATATTCATCCCAATATTTAAATTCCTCAAATTGTAAATCGAGTATTTTATCAAACATTCCTTCTTTTGTTTTGATAATATCAAGCTTTTGTTTAATTTCTTCAGGTGTTGATACGTAAAGAATTTTCTGTAAATTGGGATTGTGTATTAATCTATGATTTGGATCATATTCTGAATCAATAAAGCAAATCATTTTTGCTTTTACTATTTCAAAAAATCTTGATGTAATTAAATTATCATTGAGTATTGGTTCAGACGGCATTATGCTTGCCCAGGATTTATTAATTGTAGAAAACAATTTTCTAAATGGAATATTTTTTGTGATCGCGTCATTATTTGGCCATTCTACAGCAAATCCAATTGTTCTCGTGTTTAATACATCATTTTTAAAATATTTTTCAATACATTTTTTTCTTTCTGGTTTTAGGGCGCCAAAATAAACAAGATCGGTATCTTTTTCTTGTATTTCAAATGGTTCGAATTTCATATTTAATCCATTCATTACTGGAATTAACAAATTATCGTGAGTTGTTATTTTCATGTGATGTGGTTTATTTTGATAATTATCTAACCACTTATGATAATTTGTGCCTGCCCACAATGCAAACCATGGTAAATTTTCAAATTCATCTGCCCATTTTTCAACTTGCTCAGCATTACTTAAACCTGGAAAATCTTCAAGATTTTTGATTGAATGCATCCTTCCCAAAATATATCGATATGGGTTAGTAAACGGTATAGTTGTGTCGTCAAGATATGTTAACAATTCACCTTTGTAATTCAACAATTTTTCGGTTACTGCTATAACATTCTTGTCTATTGTGCCACCGAAGAAATTTTCTGGTGTACAAACTACAACTACTTTGTCATAATCATTAAAATCAAAATTTTCTTCGGCAACGTCAACATAATATTCAGGAACTTTTGTTCTAGGGCCTTTTGTACCAACATATTCAACATCATAACCTTTAACTTTACTATAATAGTCTCTTAACGATAAACAATTGAAACTAAATGCACTATCGCCTTTTAGGTTAACTTTTTTGTAAATACTTGTTATTGCAACTTTCGTCATTTTTATACATTTTTTATTTTTTCGTATGATTTATATGTTTTCAACCGTGAAAAGTTTCGGCAATATAGCAGTTTTTTTCCTAAATAAGAAAAAATATTTCAAAAAACATAAAAATGGAAAAATGTCAATAGGACTGACATATATATAATAAAAAATATTCCAAAGTCTTCTATGGATAATATGAAACCAGTTTTAATTGTTGAACATATGAATCAGGGGTTAAAACTAAATGAATCTGAAAGTAAAACGAAAAATAAATACCTGATGGAAGGTGTTTTTACCGTTTTCAATGTCAAGAACCGTAATGACAGAATATACACTGCAGAAAAATTTCTCCCTCATTTAGATGAATTGTTAGAAAGACGTAAAGCAACTGGTGTTATTTATGGTGAATATGATCATCCTGATGTTTTTGATACAAGTTTAAGTCGTGTTAGTCACGTTGTTGAAAATGCATGGTTTAATGAAGATGATAATCGCGTAGATGGTCAAATTATTTTATTAGACACTCATTGGGGAAAAGAAGCAAAAGCTATTGTTAACGAAGGTTACCCTGTTTTTGTTAGTTCAAGAGCAGCTGGTGTTACTGATTCAGCTGGTACAGTTGAATTAAAGAAACTTTTCACTTATGATTGTGTAGCAGACCCAGGTTTTGCTGAAGCAAGAATGAGTTTGAAATCTATTAACGAAAGTGTTGGATACGATGATGATGCTTCCTTTAGAGTTTACGAAGCACCTGATAATATTATAAAAAAATACTCAAAAATATTCGATTTATCGAATGAGTCAAAAACAAATGAATTATTCGAAATGAACAAAGATGATTTAGTCACAAAGCAACAACTTAGTGATTATTCTGATTATCTAGTTGAAGAGATTAATAGAACAAAGTTAGCTTTGGAAAAAGTTTCTACAGGAACACAAAATTTTGATCCTGAGTCTATTAACAATTTGTCTCAATACTACGAACAATTAAATAATCAAAACAAAAAAGTTGTTGAGTACCTTGATTACTTGTCTAAACATATTCAAGTTGTAGTTGATGATAACAAAAAATTGAGAGCTGAAACAAAAGAAATTTCAGAAAAAACTAATCAATTAATTGAACATCAAGATTATCTAGCTGAAAATCTAGAGAAATCTATTAATTATCAAAACTATTTAGCTGAGAATTTAGATAAGTCTATTGCATATTCAGAATATGTAGCCGAGAATGTTGATAAGAACATTGAATATAGCAATTATTTAGCTGAAAACTTGGATAAGAACATTTCTTATGCGGAATATTTAGCTGAAAACTTGGATAAGAATATTTCTTACTCAGAATACTTAGCTGAAAACTTGGATAAGAATATTTCTTACTCAGAATATATCGCTGAAAACTTAAATGCTAATATCAAGTACTCAGAATACTTAGCTGAGAATTTAGATGCCAATGTTGCATATTCAGAATATATCGCTGAAAATGTAGAAAAAGGTATTAAGTATTCGGAATATGTTGCCGAGTGCACCGATAAAACAATGTCTTACGCTGGAACTATTGCTGAATCTCTTAATGGTGACGCATTAAATGAAGGTGCAAGTGTTAAATCTCCCGCTGAATATTTAGCTGGTGAAATGAGCACTGTTAGCGAAGATGCTCCTGAAGTTAAGCAAGATGTTAAAACTGCTCAAGTTAAAGGTGATAGTTTAAAAGGTGGATCTGTCGAAGCTACTCCTAAAACACATGCTGAGAATGCTAAGAAAGAAGATACACCAAAAGAAGCTGATGAATCTAAACCAAGTAATTCTGATCCAAAACATTTAAAAGGTGACATGGAAAAAGAAACTGCTGAAGGTGAAATTGAAAAAGCACATAAATCTTCTGGAGATAAAGAACCTTCACACGTAGCTGAAAATGCCGCTGATAAATATTTAAAAGGTGACATGGATTCTGCTAAGAAAGAAGGAGAAATCGAGAAGAAACATAAAGTAAATGGTAAGAAAGAACCATCGACTGTAGCTGAAAATGCTGAAGTTGAAAAAATTGATGAAAAGAATGTATTTAAGCCTGGTGAGCTTACTAACAAAATTGACGCACTTATTACAGAAGCTAAGAAACGAGAAGCTTCTAAAGTTAGTGAACCTCACTTCTATAAATTCCTAAATCGTTCTCAAATTAAAGCTTTTGAAAGTCTAACGCAAGAAGATCAAGAGAATGTTACAGTTGCAATGAACGAAAGCAAGTACTACTCAACAAAAGATGTTCTAACTATTATGCGTGAAAGCTTAACTACAACTAAAGAATCTCCCGAAGAGAAATTGTTAAATGCAATGCCTCAGGATTTACACCCTGTTTGGGAAAGTTTAAATGAAAATCAGAAAAATTCAGTTATTGCGCAGAGTAAATTCTACGTACTGGATTCTGATCAAACATATGAACATTTCTGGGCTACTCGTAAATTAGGAGTTCGAAGTTTGAACGAAAGTAAAAATTTAATCCAACATGATGAATTAAAGATGAATGACAATTTGTCTGAATCTTACATCAATGGATTTAAAGATCGATTTAAAAACTTGAATTAATATTCAAGTAATCTTGAAAGTTTTTTGAAGTTTTTATGAAAATGGAAAAAAGTGACTTTTAAGACAAAATAAATATTTCTATACAACAGAAATTAAAAAAATAAGAAAAAACAAATGAATATTATTGTTGATAAGAAAAAAGCTCTTAAGAAGTGGAGTCCTATTTTAGAATCTTTAGGTGTTACTGATAACACTGCTCAAGATTGGATGTCTGAATATGCTGAATACCACAGCATAAATGAAAATACCGCTTACAGCACATTAGGTAACCTTTCAGGTATGGGTGGAGTACAATCTCCTCAGCCTTCAGGTATAGCTGGTGACGCTGGTTCTGGTTTATTTAACCCTGTTGCGGGTGCACAATTCGGTCAAGGTGGAGTTGCTGGTTCTGGTGATTACGGTCAGCAGTTACTTCCAGTGGCTATGAAAGTTGCTGCTCAAACTATTGGTCTTGACCTAGTTGCAGTTAAACCTTCTCCAGGTCCTGTTATTGATCTTATGTTCATCGATTACAGATACGATGATAGAGATAGAGATCCTGATTACAACCCAGTTGTATTCAAAATTGATGCAGATGACTTAACACCTCTTCTTGCTGAAATTGATATTGCTCTTGCCGCATCTGGTGCTAACCTAACTCAAGGTGGAGTTAACAAAGCTGTATTCTTACCATTTGGTGAAAATACTCTTACTGCTGAGCCTTCGTACAATCCTGAAATGCCATCATCTGGCTTCGGAAACGCTGTACGTGCTGCTGGTGTTGTTGCTCCTAACTATACTTCTGTTGCAGATCCTGCAAACGTTGTTGGTGCTATTGAATTCCTAGGATATTCGCGTATTGATAAGAAGCCAATGTTCAGAGCTTTCCGTCAAACTAATGCTGCTGCTACTGGTGCACATTGGGTATTTGACCAAAGAAAGAATACATTTGGACAAGGTGAAGCTATTGTAGAAGCTTTTGAAAATTCTGCAGTTGCTCCTGCTGGTACTGCTGGTGGACAAACTATCGGTGGATTAACTGGTGTTTCAGTTGAACTAGTTTCAGCTCTTGAAGATCACCTTCCTGGATTCTCTGCTGGTTTCCACAGAAAAGGCGCTATGAGTCGTAAAGACGATGAAAATACTTATCCTGGTGTTATTGCTCCTAACGTTTCTACTAAGAGAGTACAAGTTGGTACTGTTGAAGTAAGTTCAGCTCTAAAAAGAACTGAAATTGAAGATATCAAGTCTCAGACTGGTATTGATATTGTTTCTAAATTAGAATCAGTTCTTATTAACGAACTTTCTCAAACAATCTCTAAAGAAATTGTTTACAAAGTTTTCGAACTTGGTGAGTCTAACAGAGCTACTGCTCCTCTTAACACAGGTGCTCTTTCAAATGGTGGTACTGTATTTGATTTTGATGTAGATTCTTACTTCGCTTCTGCTGCAGCTGCAGGTAATGCTGTTGCTCCAGGTGGAGAGACTACTAACAGCGCGCAAAGAAAGTTATTAACTAGAATTGACGCTGCGTCTAACTACATTGCAACTGAAGGTCGTATCGGACCTGCTCAATATATCGTTACTAACGCTAAATTGGGTGCGGTACTTAAGACTGCTTCAGGTTACACTATTAATCCTATTAAGAGTGCATTGAACCCTGCTGGACAACTTTATCCTATGGGAGCAATTGGTGATTTGACAATTTATGTTGATCCATATATGCTTTACAATGATGATAGAATCGTTATGGGTAGAAAGAACAACCCTGATCAACCTGGTTTGATCTTTGTTCCTTACCTAATGGCTCAGTCTATTAGCTTGATTTCTGAAGCAACATTCGCACCAAGAATGTTACTAAGATCTCGTTACGCTATCACTGATGTTGGATTCTTCCCACAGAAGCAGTACATGGCTATCCACGTAACTGACACAAACGGTTACTTATCTTAATAGTAACTTTCCTGATATTAAAAAGCTGGTTAAAACCAGCTTTTTTTATGCATAAAAAAAGGGAATCATTTGATTCCCTTTTTGTTTTTCATAATACTGGGTTTTAGAAATTTCTTTTTCTTAGTAAATCTACATCAATTGGTCGATCTTTGCCGTGAATTTCATATCCATATCTTGCTAAATCAACACATTGGTTAGTTCCTTTTACAGTCTCAAACCATAAGGTATCATTGCGTAAATATAGATTTCCTTTATAATCAAAGGTCTTAGTTCTATTACTTGTATAATCAGTCAAAGTCAGTGATTTATTGCTGACACTACAACTAGTTAGTATTCCAACTAGTAAAATCAAAATGATTAACAATATATTGCCTACATTTTCTTTTAATTTTGTGATAGAAAGTGTCATTATGTTTAATTATTTTAATTTATCAATGAATAGTTTTAAACAAACATTACATATATCATAATTAATGATGTTATTACCATTGCATAATAGCAACATTTGAAAATTATGAAGTCTCTTTTTCTCATAACTTTTAAGTTTAAATCTATATTATATATACATTATCTTATTGTTAATATAACAAATCTAAAAAATAGTTTTGAAAAAGAAAAATATTTATTACTGGTTCTGGATATAATATTGTCGAATTTCCTTCATAATAAAAAAGTAAATAATAATAAAAAAAGTTATGATCAACATATTTGCTTCAGTATAATATTTTAATATTTCAGGAAAAATTAATTTGGTATAGTATTTTGTAAATGCATTATAATAATTCATAGAAATTATAATAATACAAATAATAGAAAATGATTTGATAAGTCTTGATTTGAATTTGTTTATTTTTCGATAGCAATCAGTATGAATTTTATGGTCTTCCATATAATTTTTCAGTTGATTCATAGTAAATATAATTAATAACGTTGAAAATAAAAATTTCTTGCTACATAAAACAATCTATTGTATATACTTATATAAAATAGTTAATTATTTCAATTTTTATGATTATTAAAGAATTACACCTCAAAAATTTCAAATCATACGGTAACAACCTACAAACATTAAAATTAGATCCGTCGATTGGAGAGCTAATATTAGTTAATGGTCCGAATGGTGCTGGAAAGTCAACAATGAGTGATGCGATTGATTATTGTTTATATAATCAAGTTAAAGGTAAAAAGAAAAAAAGAATCGTTGCGTCATCTTTACCAAATCGACTTAATAATAATTTATATACGAAATTAGTTTTTGATGCTGACAATACGGAATATGTTGTTGAAAGAAGTATGAATCCTGGTAAAGTTAAATTAATTGAAGGAGGAGTTCCGTATAATCGAACCGGTAAGTCCAATATTAACGATAAAATTGAAGAAACAATTAATATTGATCTTGATACCTTTAAATCATTTATATCGATGAGTATAAATGACTTTAAAAATTTTATGACTTTAACACCTGACGAAAAAAGAAAATTGCTTGATAAATTGTTTAATCTTGGTGTTCTAAATGATTTAGCAAAAATTCTAAAAAATTTAAAAGATAACAATCAAAAAGAGTTAATTAAATATCAAGAACAGATTAATATATTTGATCAAAATGTTGAGAGTATTACAGCAACAGTTCAAAAAATTAAAGATGCTCAAAAATTAAATTTAGCATCCGAGATGGAAATTGTTAAAAGAGAAATATTAGATAATAAGGAAGAATTTTTAGAAAAAAAGAAAAAATCCGACAATATTGCTCAAAAGGAAGTTAGATTGCAACAAATGTTGACTGAAAAAACAAATCAGTTAAATCAGGTTAAATCTAAAATTATGTTGCAAAGAGAGAAAATGGAATTATATGATAATGATAAATGTCCCGAATGCGGTAGTGATTTATGCTCTAATGAACATCAAGAAAAGAAAGAGATACTAAAATCGGAATTTGATAAATTAAATGAATTGAAATCTGAATACGAAAAATCTTTAAAAGATATTAAAACTAAAGAATTAAAATTTTCTGAATTAAAAGAAAAATTTCAAAATTCATTTATTGAGCTTAAAACTTATTTACAACAATTAAAAAATAAATATGCAGAATTAGAAACCAAAAAAACTAATAATTCAAATACACAAGAAATTGCAGAATTATTGAAAAACATTAAACAAAATGAAAATAAGTTAGAAAAAGCTAAAGACAATAAAGATGTAAAGATTTTTAATCAAAACATTTACAAAAAACTAGATGAATTATTTTCCGAAAATGGAATTAAAAAATCTATTATTAAAACTATAGTTGAACCAATAAATATGTACGTTGCCGAAAATCTAAAATTGTTAGATTTGCCTTTTGAGGTTCAATTATCAGATAGTTTTGACGCATCTATTAAACTGCTTGGTAATGATATTGATGTTGAAAGTTTATCGACTGGTGAAACTAAAAAGGTAAACATTTCTATAATGTTGGCATATTTAAAAATGATTAGAATGAAGCGAAATATTAATATTTTGTTTTTAGATGAAATATTTTCAAGCATCGATATTGAAGGTATTAATTCGATTATTCATATTTTGAAGCATTTCGCAAGAAAATGGAAAGTCAATGTTTTTTTAGTTCATCATAGTAGATTAGATATGTATCTATTTGATAGAATTTTACATATTGAAAAAAATATTACAAGTTATATTAGAGAAGAAGTGGTGAAATCGAAAGAAGAAATATTAGGTGAAATAGAAGATCTAGAAAATATTAATAGTATAGATCAGATAAGTCTGTAATTAAAACATCACATTGGCGATATAAAATATTATACAAATATTTTTGAAATTCTTGTAGATCATTACTAATATCAGATACTTTGTATGACTTAATATTATCAGTATAAGTAATTATTGAATTATTTTTAGAACAATCAAATAAATGATTAATAAAAGTTATTTTTTTCTCTTCGATTTTAAGTTGAATTCTTCTATGAATTTCAGTTGTTAAATATGTTTCAATCCATTTATTTTTTTCAAAACTGAATATTGTTAAATCAACTATAAAAACTGGTTCAGCTTCATTAAAACTAATTTCAAATATTGTAATTTGAATTAAAGTTTTATATTTGAAATATTTATCAAACTCTTTATCTGCAAATAAACAACTTTTTTGAATATGTTTCAATTCTTTTTTCTTTTTAATAAAAGTAAACAATCCTTTAGAATTTTATATTTTATTTAAAGTTTATATATAACTCAATGGAAATAAAGACGTCTCTTATAGATTGGATCGGAGAACTTGAAGGTGGAGTTGCTGCTCTAATTGGATTAACACTTGATGATAAAAAAACTATTGATGGGGTTTACTGGACACACCCAGATGGACGCCGTGGAATTAAATTAGAACATATATTCCTGAGGTATTTGAGAGTCCAGAGAGAAGAAGACATACCTTTCATTGAGGATCTGTTAAACGATGTTGAATCTATTTTACCGCCAAAGAAAGAAATATTCAAACGATTTTTAGAGGAATCAGATTAACTTATTGTATTTATCTTTAAATGATGTGTTTTTTAAATTTATGTCAATTAAAAAATCACTAAGTGCGGTTCTACCGATCAACACTGGCATTGCCATCGCAGTTCTATCAGCCAATGTAAATTCAGCTTCAATAGTTTTCCCAAAAATTATAATTGGAGTTTTAATTGTGAATCGTTGTTCACCTTCTCCATTTGAGGATGTAATTTCATTTACAGTGTAATTTGTTGTGCGATATTCTTTATTTGGGAATTTGAATTGTTTGTGTTCACCTATTGTGAAGTATAAAATATCTCCTTCCAGTTTTTTAGCAGTGCAGTGAATTGAATTTAAATATGCACCAGTATCAATTTTAACAGGTACGTCTTTTAAATTTAATTCAGAAAAATCAAAATAATCTACTCTACCTAATATTTGTTTCATAGATTATATATTAAATTGGTGACTATTTTTCTTTAATTGATTGAATAGCATTAAATACTGAAGTTTTAAGCTCTTCTGGGTTAAACTGGATGTTGTCTGTGTGAATTAATTCTATATCATCAATAGAATCTATATCTTTCTTTTCTGAGGCAGTGTAAATCACCTTTATAGTCGTAATATCTTTATTATTTAATATACTAATCGTCATTATTATAATCTAAATTTTCTGAACAAATTTTACACTGATCATATAAGCAAAAATCAAAGCCAACAAATCCAGTATATAAACATGCTTGTTTATCTTTTTTAATATTTCTATAATATTTACATGGTTTTGTTTTATATCCCCACTTTCCATCTTCCATTACACCAGGTTCAGTCAACATTGTATAACAATACATTCCTTCTGGAATTTCTTTAGTTGACAATTTTACATTTAACAGATGTAGTATCTTATGCCATATAATCTCAACATATATAACTAATTTACGCATAATCTTCGAAACTAATATCATTTAACAATTCTTCATAAGATTTTGGAAGTCTACACATCCAAACCATTTTGGGATAATACGTTTTACCACTACTAAAATTAATCATTTGTGTATCAACATATACTTTATCAACTATTGAGCGATCTGTATAGTATATTGTGTAATCTGTAGAATATCTAATTCCTTCAAAATCCGAGTCGTGCATTATTAACTAGTTCATTTTGGTAACCATAATCATCAAATGTTATATCATTTAATAATTCATCTATATCACCAAAAAATATTTTTCTTGTTTGTTCAAATGGATCAAAAAACATAAGATTTCCAACGGGCAGGTCAAGAGGTTGAACTGCAACTAAATCTAAACCGATTGTTTGAGCTGCTACTTGTCGAGCTACTGGTAATAAATCTGGTTGCCATTGTTCCTCTTCTTCCATCTTAATATCCTCTTTCTTGCCGAGCTCTATTTTCCATATTTTTTGCCCAATAAAGTTCAAATAACTTTTTGCCATCCATACCAACAGAGATCATCATATTAAATAAGAAATGCTGAGCATCAACTAATTCATACATTAATTCTAATCTATCTCTTTCTGACATACCAGCAAGTGTTAATTCATCCATTTTCTTGTAATCCTTTTTCCAAGGTTTCCAAGATGCATTTTTAATGCCATCGTGAATGCCACCTAATGCATCATACGCTTCGCGAAATTCATCCTGCAAGGCGTGGTAGTTCCAATCCCAAAATTCTCTTACTTTTCTTAGTGGTGCATTTTCAAGTTCTGAAAAATTATATCCATATACATTTTCTTGGATATCTTTTTGAAGTTTCATTAATTCAGTTAGATGCTCGGTATAATCTTCATATTTTTCTTTCAATTCTAAATCTGCACAATTATTATCTAAATTTGCCATTATAAATATTTCTTTTTTTATAATTAGAAAAATATGAAGTAAAGTTTAATTTCTGAATTGAAATTTGTTAGATAAATCTAGATTTAAATCTTCTATATGCTGCAACAGCTCCTTTAGCATTAGAAATATCCATCATTTGATTATATGACGGCTGAATAGGCGTCATAATTGGTTTAGTCCTATACATATAAGCCAAACTTAGTTTTCGAACATTATAACCTAATCTTTTTATTAGCGAACTTATTGAAGTTAATGTTGCATTTTCTGATTTCTTTTCTTTGCCAACTATATCACTAAAATTACCAATTGATTCTGTATTTGTAATGTTTCCACCTTTCATTGTAACAACTATTTGCACTATTCTAGATTTTTCTCTACCACCAAGAGTTTTACCATATTGGGTGCCAGCTGCATATATTCTGAATCTAGGATATGGTTGATCATTAATTAAAGGTCTCAATGTTTTTGTAACTGATGCATCTTTTAATAATCCCGTTGCGACAGCTTTTGCTCTTTCTAAACTTAATATAAATCTCAAATCTGCTAATTCTCTTTCAGTATAAATAGTCCGAACTACTTTGCCTTCATCTTCTTTTGTAGCACCTATTTTTTTAGTGAAATATAAATGATTATTAGATCCTGGATCATAAGTTAATTTGTTAACTGGAGTGCCGGTTTTTGTTACATATTCTGTATCAGTTTCCGCGTGCCCAATTAGAATAATACTATCAATCATTTTAGGGTCAACTCCTTGTAGCCATTTTACTAATTGTTTATATTGTGAGTCATATCTTAACTTTGATGAATCAGTTTGAAACGGAATCGATTCCAATGCTGGAGCATTTGCAATTTCTGGTTTAGGTTGAGGTGTATCATCTTCTCCTTTATCATCTTCTTCTTTTTTGTTGATATTACTTATCAAAACCCCTTCTGAATTCATTGTGATTGTAACCTTTGCCAACTGAGCAGTGTCACTATACATTTTTCCGATTTTCTCACCATTTTTGCCTTCCAGTTGGGCAGTAAATCTAACATATTGTGGTGTATTAACTAAAAGATCATATATTCTTTCAGCGTTTTCTTCTTTTAGTTCTAATTCTTCAGTTTCATATTTATCTCGATCTTTAATTTCATCACTTTCATCATCAATATAAAATATTGCTTTACCTGTAAAATTATATTTTGATGCAGTATCAGCCATTTGACGAACTAAGTCTTCTTTATTTCCTTCAAAATTTTCTTGTATAAATTTTCTAAAGTTCTTTCTTGATGTTTTTTTCATTATCTGGCCTTCAGAAACATCTTCTAAGATCTCTATTTCATCTGTATTATATCCTTTATCAGCTAGATGTTTTAATACATCTGGTTTTATCTTTTCTAACATAGATTTACCTCTATCGTTAGCTAATTGTTGATTATTTTGGATGTTGTATTCTTTACTTTTATAATTAGTCGGAACCCACGATGCAGCTGAAACAATAGAAAATTTTAAGTCTTTTATTATTGGTGTATTTTTCGTTTCTTCTTGAATTTTAGATAACGTTGTATCTAATTCATTTATAATTTTATTTAAATTTTCTTGATACGCGTCATCTTTTATTTCAATATCATTATAAACAAAATTATTTTGTAAAGTTGTTGTAATATTTTCTTTGATAATCACATCTTGTTTTTTATCATCTTGTAAATTATCCTGTGATTCATCTTGATAATAATATTCCAATAAAGTCTTAAAATGTTTCATAGATTATATATTAATATCGCTCTTTAAACAAAAAAAGTCCGATCAAAATGACCAGACTTTTTTAGAAAGGAGGTGTAAAGATTACTATTTTTCGTCTTTAACTTCTTCAACTTCTAATTCTTCAATTTGCTCTTCTTGAGGTTGTGATGCTTCATCTAGACCTAGAGTCCAATTGTGGATTTTTTCGGAAAGCGCTTTTGTTTCACCATCCCAGTAGTTGAAGATCCTACTAATATTTCCAATTTCAGTTAAAATTGATGCAAACATATAAGCTTTGTTATTTAGTCCTTTTACAGTATGATCTTTAATCAAATGATGTAAAAGTGTTGCATCATCAATTTTTATTTTAAATTGATATTCAGTAGTATCTCTTTTAATATCAGCAGGCTTAATATCATTAAAGAAATTTTCTTCAACACGCAAAGCAACAAAAAGAGATTGTTCAGTATAATGCATGTCTTTTAATATTAAATCTCTAAGATAAAGAAATTCTGCGCCTGTTAATGTCATTGTGTATTCTACACTTCTCAAAAAATTTGAAAAATCTGACCACAATTCTTTTGATTCACCGTATTTGGCATCTTTTTCCTTTTCTGATAAACCGGAAACATTTTTATTTTCTTCGATAAATTTAGACACACTGTCTATTTTTTCACGAAGTTCTTTTTGAAGTTCTTTGGAAACAATAATTCCTTCTTCAAATAATTTGTCAGTTTGCTCGCGAAGCATCTGTTCTCTACTATCCATTCTAAATATATTTAGTTTTTATCTATTATACGTCTGCCAAAAATTGATCAGTTAGTTGATCAGCATTTTGTGATTCAAGTAAGTTTTCAAGTTGATTTGCTCTTGATACATCTTCCCAACCATATTTTTTAATGATTCCACTAAAAGTAGTTAAATCGGGTTTATTCACACGGATTCTACCATTTTCAATGTCAACAGTATATTTGTCTATTTCTTGAACAACCAAAATTTCTTTTGATTTGTCATCAAGTTTTTCAAACATGTTTTCATTAAAACATAAAACCATATCAACTTTCATTAAAAAGCTGTAAACTTCAGGCACTTTCATAATTTTAATTACCTGCTTCTGTTTCGTCGCATTTACCAATTGATAATTCAAAGAATATGGTAAATGAATGTTACTCAAAATATTATCAAAAAACTTTTGAGTGTCATCACTAATTTCAATAAACTTGTCTTGATTTGTATTCATATTTTTAATTTTTTAAAATATTATTAAAAATGCTATGGAAGCTAATATTGCACCTATTCCAATGAGTGTTAATGTATTTGCCCACCGTAGCGTATTTAAATACTTATATTTAAGAACTAATAAAAAGTTTACATTATCTAATTTAGATATTTCCTGAACTTCTACATATTCTTTCAATCCAATTTCAAATAAGTATTTATCTAATGTTCCTACCCACTTTTTTATAAATCCTTCAGTTAATCTAGGAGTATTTTCTGGACCATATATTTGAGTTTCATCTGGTACATTAATAACAGTATATAATCTAAATATTCGATCAAATTTTAAATTAAATTCTCGTTTTAACTCAGTTTTATGTGTTCTAACAATTTTTATGTATTCTCTAAATATTATTAGTCTCTTAAAAAAGTTCATCGAATTTTTCTATTTTTTTATTTTCAGCTATATGTTGTTCGCGAAGATTCATTAAAAAGCGGGCACACTCATATACAGACTTGCACTTTTGACCATTGTAATAATATCCATCTTCTTTAACCATAAAACAATTATCATCAATGTGAACTTTCATAATTAATCCATCAAAAGAATTAACGTCAGATTCAGGAGAATTATATTTTATTGATCCATTAAATGTTACATTGCCTGTAATTGAAACATTGCCGCGCATTTCCACATTACCATTAATATTTATATTTTCACCATTAACTTCAATTAATGCCGAATTTACATTATCATTATTTACTCTGAGATATGCATTATGATTCATTTCTAAACTATATGTTTGTGTGGTGTCAATTGCTATCCAGTTGTCAACTGTATTAACATATGTATTTTCGTCGCCGGCCCGTACCTCAGCAAAATGTAAATTTAGTTCTTCATCTTCCATATAACATATATATCGGAAGATTAATTTTGTTTAATGTTTAATTGGCGGTTTTTTGTATCGATTAACATTTTGTTGTGATATCGATAACCCTTGCATTGAAATCATTTGAGACATCAATTGTACCATACCAGCCATTAATTCTTCTAGATTTTTTAGAGACTGTTCAGTATTAGTTAACTCTAATTTTGCCGGCGTAGTTGTTGCAGATTGTGTATTATTTATTACAGTTTCTGAAGTTTTAATTTCTGTACTTTTTTCGTTGGTTGCGGATTGTTCACTTGTTGATTGCGATGAAGATTCTTTTTCTCGAATTGTTTCAGGTTGAAACGAAACAGGAATAAAATCATTTTTAATTTGTTCAACATTTTCTAATATTGTGCTATATGCTGCATCAATAATTGTTGAGTTATTTTCTGATTGTTGATTAACATCTGAAAAATTTGATAGAGTATTATTAATAGTTTCGGTACTTTGATTAATAGATTCTGCAAATTCTGCAAAATGTTGATTCAATTCAGTATTTGTTTCAATATTATTTGTGATTAAATCGGTTATTGGGGCAGATATAATTTCAAAATTATTATTAATACTCTCTGCAATATCTTGGCTGTTAAAAATATTACTAACATTTTCCATGTTGAAATTATCAACTAATGTTTGATTTAAAGAACTAATTTCTTCAGTATATTGCGTAAAATTTTCTAAATTTTCCGTTAATTGATTAAAATTAACATTATTAACATTTTTAACCATTTCAGTTATTCCAACATCTGAAATTGTTTGAACTAAATTTTCTTGATATTCCGTAAATGAATCAACTAATTCTTGTTGAGTATTAATTATTTTAGTGTTTGTTTCAATTTGGTTTATTGCTGTATCATTTAACTGATTTTGTAGAATATCATTAGTGTCTTCTGCAATGTCTCTATTGGATTCGTTTACTTGAACTAAATCTTCTATTTTTTCAATTAATGATTCTATTCCTTGATTAGTGTTTTCAGCTTCTTCCGCAATATCTTGATTTGTATCAGTTGAAAATTGAATGATTTCTTGTATATTATTTAAAAGTCGATTAGAATCATCGATTTTTAAAGTCAACTCGTCTATACCAATTTGATTAACTACATCATCTATATTAATATCTTGGTCTTCTTCTTGTTGTTGTAAAATAAATTCATTAATGCTATCAATAACTGTCTCTGTGTTTTGATTTGTATCAACTAACGCATCATCAATATCATTTAAAGCATTAATATATTCATCGGCCATCTTTTTCAGTTTTTAAATTTTCTAAGTGTTTCCATATAGCTTCTTCACTAGCATCGTTTGTTATATTTAATGTTCGCATTATATCGTTATTAATACGACTCCATATATTTTTAAAACCTTTATCTTTTGTCATTTGTAAAGCATTGAGCTCAATATTAGATTTAAATGTATTTTCAATGATTTCATCGATTTTTTCAACCTCGAACATAATATAATCAACAGCTCTTTTTCTTAAAAATGGATTTCTTTTCCAGAATAAACTCGTACCAGATTCTCTAATTGCACTTTTTAATCCTCCAGTAAGTTCATCGTCTAATTTGAATCCCTGATCTAATGGTAGCATTTCCATTTTATAATTTTTATTAATCTTATGAGCAACAATAGTGTTTGTTTCTGGCTGATAAATTACGAATGAATTCATGTTTTTAATATAAAAGAAAACAGTATTATATGTATTCAATAGGTTAAATGGTATATCAGCAGTATTTTCTATTTTTCTAGGAATAATTAGACCGTCATTCCCTTTATCTAAATTATAAAGTCCAAATGGTATTAAAACATATACATTTTTATCAATAAATTCTTTGTAATAAAATACAACTCCAAAATGTGGTCTATTTGATGTAAAATTGAAAAAATAATATCCTTTTTTAGGTAAAAATAATTTTTGTTTTACAGAAGATTTAACACCTGTGTTTGAATTAAAAATTGAATTCATTCTTTGTGTCGTTCTTTGTACACCAGCAGCTATTTTATCAACATCAACTTTATCTTCTTCTTTTATATTGCCAATTAATTTTGATAAATCAAGCATCTCTTCTAACTCTTTAATTGCATAATCATTTTTAAATCTTTCGAAAAGTTGATTTTTCCCTTTTTGCCAAAGGAGTTCTGCATTTCTTTTTCTCTTTTCATCATCATATTTACCTATTATTTGAGCTGCTCGAAGAGTCAAATTTTGTATTTCATATCTTGGAAGTTCCTTTGTATTTAATATTTTTCTTTTTTGGTCGGCTAATTTTTTAGTTTTAGTTATTAATAATTCAAAATCAGAAATATATTTTTGATATTCTTCAGGTGTTGGATCAACATGTGCGAATTTAATATTATTGATAATTGCAAGAATATTATCTTTAATCTTTTTAATATTTTCATCTATTTCATATAATTCAGCGTATTCAACTGTTGCTGCATATGCTGTTTTTAACGCGTCGAAAAAAGGTTTATTTTTAACAATTCTATCTTCTTTTGCAGTTAATTTTCGAATTTCACTTTTGAATGTTGAAGAAGAATCTTTTATATCATCTACCGCGTTTTTCGGTATACCGTTTTTTTCTAATATATTTTCTAATATTCTATTTACCCTATAAATTATATTTCTTAACATTTGTAATTTAACACTAAAAGTATCTTTAATTGCATCCATTATTCTTTCTCCATTTCCTAATGTAATAATGTTCCATGCAATATCTAATAAACTACCTTTTTCAATAAATTTACCTTCATTTATTGATTCTTCGTTATAGTTTTCAAATGTTGTTAAATACTTTAAATTCATTGTTTTGGTACTATTTTTAATCCACTATAGGGATACTTTCTACTATTATTTATTAAAACATGATCGGCGTTAAACTCAACAGGATATCTATGAGTGTTAGTATCGTATACCTTTACATTTCTAAAATATAGCTCGTAACCTTTATTGATTCGACTTAATATTAAATATTTTTGCTGGATTGTCGTTTCTCTTTGTTTTACTGGTTCCTCAATGACTTCAGGTTCTGGTTCCTCAATGACTTCAGGTTCTGGTTCCTCAATGACTTCTTTATTAAATTCTTCTTCTATTTTTTGTAATGGAGAACTCGTGCCAGATGTTGATTCTTCTTTATGTGGGTTTTCTATTTTTTCAATTTTTTCTTTAATTTCTTCGATTTCATCTATAATATTATAATTAAAAATAATTCCAGATGTTGATTCATTATCTATTTCTTTGATATTTGGAATTTCGTTTTCAATTTTTTCTTCTTTTTCTTTAATTTTTATTAAATCACTTACTATTTCTTCAATTTTTTCATTGATATTTTTTTGAATCGAATCGATTCTATTGTTTATGTCATCATAATCTATTTCTTTAATCTTTGGAATTTCAATATTTGTATCTGGTTTGCTAATAATAATTATATCTTCATTAACATCTGATATGGGTGATAATTCATTAGAAAAAGTAAATGGAATAGTTTCTTCTGGGAGTTCTATTTTATTTTCTGTTGTTTCTTCTAATTTGTCTTCAATTGTCTTAATTTCTTCTGATATTTCCAAATCAATATTTTCAATATTTGAATCATCTTCTCTCGGCTGTGTTTCGATTGTTTCGTTTTCAATAGATATTTCTTCCTCAAGAACAACTTCTGGTTCTTCAACAACTTCTGGTTCTTCAACAACTTCTGGTTCTTCAACAACTTCTGGTTCTTCAACAACTTCTGGTTTTTGTTCTTCAACTTGAACAATAAACTTTCCTGATGTTGTCGCATCTTCAACTTTCTCTTTTTCAGCGTCAGCAATCGGATCAGGTAATCCAGTTGCTTCTGGTACTTCCATTTCATATTTTTTAACGAAAACCGTTGAGACTTGTGTGACTTTAGGTTGTCTCTTTTTTCTTTTTTTACCTTTATTTGTTCCCTTTGAAACCATGTTATATATATTTTTATTTATAACAATTAAAACAAGATAGTTTTTTATTATATAAAATTTGAGCAAATAGTTATGTTTATATGAAAGCTTTTTTAATAGCAGATACACATCTTGGGGTACACCCACTTAAATTGGATTATTGGTTAAACGATGTCACACGAAATTATTTTGATGATTTTTTCATTCCTTTAGTAGAAAAAAGAAAACAAGAAGACGATATAATCATTCATCTTGGTGATTTCTTTGATGATCGATCAATTATACCAGTAAACGTTTTGCATTATGGCAACAAATTAATGGAACAATTATCATCTTTATTACCAGTGCATATAATATTAGGAAATCATGATTTATATTCGGAATATGATAATTCTATTCATAGTATGGATTGGTGTAGACATATTCCTAATGTTTCATTGTATGAAGAACACGAAGTTATAACTTTAGGAATGAAGAAGTGTTTAATGTTGCCGTGGGTACAAAGAAAAAAAGACGAAGTACAAATTTTAAATAATACTGTAGCAGATTATGTTTTTTGTCATAGTGATTTAAAAGGGGCGTATAATAATAAAAGTCGTGTTATAAAACACGGAATTGATATACAAAATTATAATAAATTTAAGCAAGTTTGGTCTGGACACATACATCTAAGACAAAAAACACATAATTTTCAATTTGTTGGATCGCCGTATCATCTAGATAGAAATGATATTGGTGATAAAAAAGGTGTATATATTTTAGATATCGAAACGGGTGATGCTGAATTTGTTCCAAATAATATATCTCCCGAATATAAAGTAATCGAAATTAAAAATGAAAAAGATTTAGATAAATTAGAAGCCAAAGAACTCAAAAAGGATCGTTTTGATCTAAAAATAGCAAATTCTTTATTATTAGAAAATAAGAAAATTAGAAGTCAAGTCGAAAGATTATTACAAGAAAAGAAATTTGAGCAAATTAAATGGCAAGACGATTTAAAGCTTGAAGATGTAATTGAAGAAAAAAATATAGACTTCAGTACACAATCAATAGATTTTGAAATTAAGAAATTAATTTATGATTACATGAATAAACAAAATTTTGAAAATGAGGATGTAAATCATAAAATATTTGAAACTTTAGATGAATTATTTGAAGTCTACGAAAATCAAAGTAGTATGAATGGCAAAAAGAAAACGAAATAAAAAGACAAAAATGTGTCAATGGACTCTTGAAGACATCTCAAAAGATGATGCTATATTAGTTGAAAATATTAAAAAAACATCTGTATCACATAGAATAGTTGTTCACAAAGATTTTAAAAATAACTTGCCAGAAGGATTTATTTTTATTGAGGATTTATAATACAGCGCCCATTATCACAACGTTATATGCTACTCCACCAACTGGAGCAACTGCAAATGTGACATCTACATTATTTAAATTAGGTCTTGAAATAGTTACAAATACATCATCTTTAGATCCTGCATCTGCATATACATTGACATCAACTGAATACGTTCCTAAGTTATGCTGTACAGTGAATGTTGTTGTTGCGTCATTTCCAGTGATTTGAACTTCTACAACTTTTGCTACATTAGAAGTTGCTGAATCAATATATGCTTTGATTGCTTTTTGCGATGCAATTACTGTATCGGAGTCTGCACTTAAAGTGACGTCGGTATCTAATTCTATTTGTTTTGATCTAACTAGCATCGCTTATTATGGTAATATTTTTATTGTATAAAATATTTCTATTTCATCTGTTGCTTCCAAATCATAACGAGGACTAATCCAAGTTATTTCTTGTGAATTAGTGTTATATTCCCAGTCAACATCAATAATTGATTTCATTGTGTTAACATAAAAATATAATGTGTTATCTAATGGGATAACGGGTGCTGTCCCGGTTCCTATTGGAAATACATATCCACTCGTTCCTGCTGGGACAATAGGTGTTTCTCTAATAACAATATATTCGGGAACATCTACAATTGGTGTCTGATCTGTTCCAACTTCTTTCCATACACCTGCACTTAAAATGAATAATTTTCCATTATCAGTATCAACACATAAGGATCCGTTTGGAATATTTTCACCTTGTAATACGACACCACTGGGTGTTCCTTCTTCAGAAAGTAAAAAAACTAATCTATTTGATTGGATATGTTTGAATGCCATATTATTTGATTATAACAACTTTTAACTATTTATATATTTATAATGTAAAAGCCAATTGATTTAATGAGAACGTCTTTCTGTTTTTATAACCAACACCATAATTATTGTCAGTTAATATCTCAATTAATATAAATGGATCTACATTTTCATCTGCAGCAAAATTATAAGAATCCATATTTGTTTTGTATTCATTAATAATTTGAACTGCTTTCATTTCAAAATTTTCTTCTAAGAAATCATCTTCAGAAGAGAACGTCATAATTCTCATTGTAAAATAATCTGGCACAGTATTATCAACAGTGAAAAATTCTAAATGTATATTATATGTTCCAGATTCATTGACAATTGGTTGCTTATAACCTTCAGCTTTAAAATCAACAGGAGAAATTTTTTCATTATGATTAAATGCAATTACACTTTTTTGATCATGCACATATGAAAATTCATGATGATTTTCAGTTTTTCCTGTTATATCTAATATACGTCTTCCAATAGGAATTGTTTCTTCTTGGAGCCAATTTTTTAATCCAATTAATTTTACTATTACTTCATCAAGACTAAAACTTAATACATTGTTACCCTCAAAATCAGTAATTCGGTATGTTAAATTGAATAAGTTCGTTTTCTCATATCGATTGTTTGGCATACTACCAATAATAAAATCATTAATTTCAAATCCTTCAACTAAATTATTAAAAATATCAGGGATTTCAACCTTTTCTAATTTTTCATATTTTGGACTATTAGGATCTAGATTACGATAATATTCATTAAATTCAAGTTCATTATATCCAAAGAAATTAATTGCATTAATAATTGCTTTATATGATCCTATATAATGATAAATTGATGGGAAATTAGCCAATAGTTCTTTTCTTTTTCTATTTAAAAATGTCCAATCAACTCTATTTTCATTAATATCATATTTTTTGAAAATGTATGTGTCTTTTTGTTTTAAGTTGAATCCCATATTATTGATCATAGTTTGATAACGATCATCTTCAACTTCTGTTTGACCTAATAAATTCAATCTCACTATTTCAACTGGCTCAACACTAATTGTAATTGTTAATGCAGTTGATAAAATGTTGTATGGTGCTAAATAATTTTGAACTTCTCTCCACGATATTTCATCTACAATATTAGCATCATCTTGTAGTTGAATCCAATTAACTCCAACATTTTTAATTTTGAAAATTCTACCATTATTCTTACAAACCGATTGTCCTTTTTGGAGTGTGTTATCATAACCATTTATTTTTATTTTTTGGCCTTCTCTAAAACCTAAATCAATGAAATTATCTGTAAATCTTTCAACTTTAATTTGTTTTAGAGATTCAATAAAATAAACAACATTATTAAATTCAGTTATTGGTAGATTTTTATTGGGATTATTTGGTTCGTTTTTAATCGTTTCGATTGTTGCAGAATTTGGTTCAATTCGTTCACATATAACTATTCGCTGATTTACTCCTTCGTATTCAGCATTATAAGATATAAATGTTTGCATTGGTTCGGGTGCAAACGTTAAATCTGTCTCACTATCAATTTTTTCTAGATCAAATGTTAATTCATCAAATACTGTTTTTTGAACCGACGGATCATCTAATCTTTCCAGATCTTTATTAATTTCCCGATTTAGAAAAACTCTATCATCTTCCGCTATTAATGGTTTTGGACCAGTGTATGTATAAATACCTTCATTTCCAAGCTGAGTACCACTAAAATCATAAAAAAACATTGAATCATCTTCATCATTTAACCATTTCCATCTAAATGAAACCTGTGCTTGATCATCATAACCTTCACGTGGGTATCGTAAAAATTGTCTGGTTTGAAGTTCTATTTCATCAAATTGTCTTGGACCTCTATTGTAAATATTATCTTCCTCAATAACATATACTTTACTGTTAGATTGAAATCCTCCATTTTTAAAATATGCAACAACTGTTACTGTATAGCTACCAATTGATTTATAAATATTTATAGCGTCTCTTTGTGAAATTGGATTTCCATTAGTTCCATTTTCCGATAGTGACGAAGTTTCTATTGTAATATTATTTCCATCTCCAAAATCCCAAACCCACTTCTCGATTAAACTTGGATTAGTAAATTCTTGGAAAATCACTTGATAATAATTAGCTGAATTACCTACATCATTTAAACGATTAATTGGAACAAATCCTTCGCTCAATGGTTGTTTAACATCAAAATCTACTACAGGGTCAGCTAGATCTTCCCAGTTAAATCCCTGATGACCGGGATTGTTATCTTCAAAACCGGGATATGGATTATTATAAGAAGATCCGATTTCATCTGTACTATTCCAAAATGCTCCCTGGTAGCTTAATCCTAAATTATTTGGATCAACTAATATTATATTATATTCTTGATTGTTATTTGGCCATTTACTACCCTTTGTTGACACAATCATTGCTGTTGCAAATTGTAGTTGTTGTAAATCGGTGTTTGGAACTAAATTTAAAATTTCGTTACCAGCAATAATTATACCTTCTTTTCCAGGTTGATAATCGTAAATAAAATAATGTGGTGCAGTTGGTAGTGGATTGACACCAACCCAAACAGTATATTCTAATCTTGTATCATCTTTCAAAGTATAAAATTTTATACTAGGATTATTATTTTTATCTTTTGAACTAATTACAATAATTTCTTGTGCTAATAAATCTATTTCATTTTCAGCAACCCAATTATCAATTGAATTTTGAACACTTGATCCAGATGATTGATATGGAAAACCATTTATTGTTATTCTTAGAATTTCTCCAATAAAAAAGAACGCTACTTCAGAATGAATTATTTTATGCTGATTATTTGTGCCAACAATTTCAAATGTAAAATTAACATTGGGGTATTTACTTGTTAAAACTAATGTATCATAAGGTCTTCTAAACCCGTTTGTTCCTGCGGTTCCAGCTTCTTCTTCAATTAAGTTTTCTTCAGAAGCTTCTAAATGTGTTACAATTCCTAAAGAATCTAATTGTTGATAATATTTTAATCCAATATCGGAATCATCATCGGGTGTAAATATGTCTTGGTCAACACCGAATTTTGTGTTACCCCAATCTTTTAGCGTTTCTTCAATATCAATTACTTCATCTTCATCTAATGGCAATCCAGATGTGATATTGTCAAAATTAACTGGATAATCAATGCCATTAATTTTAATGTTAAGTCCAAATAATTGATCAATATCATCAATTATAATTTTTCTTTGCCATCTTTCTGATATTGTATCTGGATAATTATTTAATCCATATGTTCTATTATATTCATTTTGTAATTGCTCTAAAACTTCAAATTGATAAAAATTAAAAGATGTTATATTTTGGTTAAGATCTACAATTTCAGTTTGCTCTCCGTTTGTTCCAAATTCAACTGCCTCATAAGCACTACCATAAAATAATATTTTTAGATAATCATCAGATTCTTCTAAACCATTTGAATTATTATCTAGCAAACTATATTTTCGATTTATATTTAAATTAGTGTTTGTGCCTCCTCTTGAATTGACATCGACAGTTAAATTTAAGTCTAATCCATAAAAATCAAATGTTAATTTCCATTTTTCAAGAAATCGATTAAACATATCATATTGTTCTTTTTCGATATTTTCAAAAATTTGAGCATCTGGATTAGTAATAATTAAATTATTTAAATCCGTTAATTTAATTGAATTTAATAATTCTTGATTTGTCCATTTTTCTTCAAATAATATCTTCGTATCAGTCAGATAAATATTTTGTTGGACATTTTGTTGATATTCTATTAAATTAGTTCCTTCAACCCATAAAACAGTTTGATTTTCAGCCAACGTATACCAAATTGGCTGATTTAAATTTATATCATAATCAACTTGGATGTGCATAGTTTTAGTTCTAGTTCTATGATAAATATAGCCGACTGTATTAATATCAAGATTCAAAAGTTGATTACCAATTAAACCTTCAGTTGGTAGCTGACCATTAGTTGGATTATATTCTTCGGCGATTAACCCCGGTTGATTTCTTAAAATCTTTAATTCAATTCTATCTAGCATCCAACCTGATGCCTCATTAACATTTACTATTTCATCTCCTGGATTCCAGGACGTGACAACTCCAGTTGCTTGATTATTAATACTCAATTGAATTATGTTTGCCATATCTGATTTTGACAAACTTGTATTACCAGTTGTTTCTACTTCAGTAATTGCGTTCTGAAATTGTGTGTTTAGGGTTAAATCAACAACGAATTTTTCTAATTTAGATGTTTTATTATCTAAATTGTATATTTCTATTTTTGGAGGATCAACTATAATATTTAAAACATCTGTTGTAGTTAAGTTCCATCCTTTTCTGTCAGATTCATTTATATCTAATGTATTAAAAGCAGTATTTCTAAGATAAACTTCATAAGTGCTATTAAAATTATTATTAACACCGTCTTTTTCAAAAACAAACGTTGTATCTTGTTGTAATAATGTTGGGGTTCTGTCTTCTCGAACAGACCATTCAAATATGATCAATTCTTTCTGATTTAAAAATGGGTTTATTAAACTTTTAGGTATAAAATCAACAAGCTCATTGCCAACAAAAACTCGTTGTGTTTTAAATTGTATTTCTACTTGTAAACCATAACCAGCAGGCAAATCAGAAGCAGAAAGAATATTATTTTTAAACCATTTATTATAATATGGTAATTGCGTATTATTTTCTCTAAAATTAACTGTATACACTCCATCATTTTGTTGTGTATTTAAAAATGTTAATTTTTTCTTATCATATATTCCACCAATTCCAAGTACATCAAATTCGCTTTCATTCCAACTAGGATCAATTAAATCGGGTTTATGAATTCTGACAAAATTTGCACTTCTCACGATACCTTTATTTTCTTGATCATATTCATATGACCAATTTACGTTTTCAGTTTCCGTTATAATTAATATTGCATCAATTTTTGTATCATATACAGTGAAAGTTCTCCATTTATTCTCAATAATTCCATTTGTTCCACTTGTAACTCCAATTAATTTCGAATTAAAATCTTCTGGAGAACCATTTGTAAATTCCACATCTTCAAACCAAACTTCGGTCCCTTTGGGGAATTGAGTATGTAAATTAAATCCATATACCCATTTAGAATAAAATCCATTTTCATTTAATGCAACACTAATATCATTAATTTCAACATTGTCAAAAGTTTTAGACAAAAAATCAATTCCATTTTCATTAAATAATTGATATTTTTGCATTAATAATTGTTCGGGTTCATCTGCACGAAAATTTATTGGTTCAACATTTTCAAACGTATAAAGACCAATTGTTTTAAATGTTTCGTTACTATTTGGATGAAATATTAAATCTCCTTGCCATCTACTTTTATTTTCTTCATATTCAACAAGTTCAAAATTTAAATTGTCACCTTCTTTATTAAAAAATAATAAATCGGGAACAATATCAAAATTGTCTCTTGAACCAATTGTATTTGAACCTAATGTCACATTAATTATTAATGATAATGTCACTTTATGTTGACCATGTTGTATTGTGCATGTAATTGTTTGCTTTCTAAATACATTGAAATCAAGATAAATTTCATTTGTAGTTTCTCCAGTACTCCAAAGATAAGATTCTGCTCCATCTTTGACAAAGTAACGAACATTTGTATCATATAATCTAACATAGTCTGGACCATGAATCGCGTCGTCCATTTGATATACATTAACTCCAAATCTTTCAGTAAATACATCAATTAAATTTGTTGATGGATCTGTACGTTCGATTTTACATGTTACATAATTAATACCTTCTTTATAAAAAACAACTTGATGTGGGCCTGCACCACTAAGTTCAGGTATAATAACATCTTCAATATTTGACGTTCCGGAAGTTGAAGCGTTTGCATTATATGATTGATTAAAATCAGAGTTAAAAGAGGTGTTCTCTAGACCAAAATTCCAAGTTATATTTTCATTTCCATATAAAAAAGTAGGTTCAGGAGAATCAATTGTCACATCAGCTGAAAGCTCGAAAAGATCAATTAAATTATTTGCTGGTTCAACTACACATATACCATTTGTCCCATTTGAACAAGTTGTATCGTAATCTATAATTTGACCATTATTTGCTAGTAATGAGAAATTGATCTTTAATGCCATTAGAAAGTATGAATTTTATTGATTATATTTATATATTTGTAATGGACATATATGACGAAAACTATTATTAATGTGTTTTTTAAATTCAGAAAAAAATATTATATTTAAACGATGAAAAAAATTAACACTATTGTAAAAGAAATTATATATTTAACCTTCATTAAACATTTCAATTTTTCAATCTATAATAAATGTTTAATATAAATATATTGTTTAACATAATTTAAAATATACGCAGTGGTTCGAGAAGCAAAAGATTTTATAAAATCACAAATTCAGAAAGGAGCTCTGACAGAGGCCGAATTTAAGGATAAATACAGCGCTTTCAATAAATTGAAAGAAATGTTGAAAAATAGTTCTGGATATGTTGGTTTTTTTACAAGAGCACATTATCGTGATCCATACAATGTCACAATTGAACGACTTCAAAAATTATATGACAATTTGAAAACTTTGCGTAAATATAATGACGCAGTGGATATTTCGCAGTTTACAAAATGGCCGTATGCTAAATTTGAAGAATATATCCAACAACAAGTTGGAATAAAGTTGAATGAAAATTTACCGGGTTTGGTAGTCAATGATTCTTTGCTATTTGTTGATTTACATAGAAAAATTAATAACTATCAATGGGTTGCTGTTATTTGTGTTAGACAAGATTCAAAAGGAAAATACGTTCCTGATCTAAACGCTCTTCGATCCTGGGGAAGTCCAAAATGGTGTATTAAAAGAGATAATTATTTCACTGGAAGTTATGTTCGAACTCCCGATTATTTGCAATATGTAATTGTTGAAAAAGATTTTTTTGAGCAAGTTAGGCAAGAAGCGTTGAAAGCCGAAAAATCTGAATTAAAATTAGTTGCACATAATTACGGCACAAATTGGGACGCGGCAGATAGTTATCCGCATCATAGTATGAACACTCGTTCAAAAAGATTTGGAATTACTACTAAATTTAGTGAAAATTTGAGTTTTTTCAATCAAAAAGACAACGTCCAGTGCTTTGATGATTATAACAACAGTGTTGGTTCATTAGAAAAATTTGCGTCTCATACAAATAATTTTCCAATAAGATTAATTGATATCGAAGTTAGAAAGGTTCTTGGTTTGAAACGAAGTGAATATGATGTTAGCCTTCCAACATTTGAAGAAATCATCGATCATATTGGAATAAACGAGAATGTTGAGGAACCAGATCAAATTGCAACTGGTTGTGGTAAATTTGTATCTATCATGGATCGTTTGTATAGCAAACAAGAAGATTTTAATACAATCAGAAGTCAAATTACTCCGTTTTTTGAAAACACAAACCGAAAAAATTTAATATACACAATGTTTTATGCATTGTTGTATTCGGATAAGATATCTGAATCAATTTTGAAAATGGCTCACGATATGTATTCAACTAAAGAAAAAGCGCGTGATGTTAATATGGTTGTCACTATTTCATTGATTCAAATTTACCTTGATAACAAGCAGAAAGGTATTGAAATGGATGAAAATTTAGTTGAAATTATTCGAGAATCAGTTATCAAAAATTTCGTATTGTGGCATTTAACACAATCACTAATCAAAGATCGACCAAAATCTACAATTGATTTAAAAAGAGCGATGATTAATGTCTATAAGAAAAATGAAATTTATAATGAAATTGATGGTCCAGGAGCACAAGTTACACGTAGTAAATTATTCAAGTTGATTTCTAACTATCTATATCTACACGATAGAGAATATGGACAGAAATTAATGGAAGATCAAGGTTGGGAAGATGAAATAGAATTCATTAAGCAAGTGTTGGCTAAAAAACAACGAAAAGATCGTTCTAATACCGATTTTCTTGAAAAAGTTGCTAATTCACTTCTGACTAATATGCCGAAATTATTAGTTGAAAAACAAGAAAATGAACTTATTGAAGCAACTTATTCGGACATTTTCAACGAGATTAACATATATAAAGATGAAGATTTGGATTACAAATACTCTAACCATGTTGAAGCTTTATTTACCGCTTTGGCATATTATGTTAATTCAATTGATCCATCAATTACCCGGAAATTTAAAGATTAATCCTCATCATTGAAATATAAATGTTTGCAAAAAAGAGAAAGTTTAATTACTTTCTCTTTTGTTTTTTAAAACAAAACATTTTTACAATTTATAATTTATATGATTATTGAGGAATTAAAGACCAAATTATATGATATTCAAAATCATATAGTGTTTAATGATGCTAAACACACTTATCACATTGATGATAAAAAACATATCAGTGTAACAACATTCAAAGAAAATTTTATTCCTCCATTTGAAGAAAAAAAATGGCTGAGAATAAAATCAGAAGCTAGGGGAATAACAGCCGAAGCATTAAAACATGAATGGTCTGAAAAAGCAAGATTAGCCACAACAATTGGTAGCATTGTGCATGAATATATTGAAAATTATATTATGCAAAAATCATATACAATACCAATAATTAACGAAACAATTTATACAGCAACACCTGAAGAAATACAAAGAATGATTAATGAAAGGATTGATCATTTTCATATAGCGTATCAAAAAAATTTACATAAAATGTCTCCATTAGCGATGGAGTTGCAAATTTTTTCAAAAAAATGGCCATTAGCTGGAACTATTGATGCACTATTTTTTTATAAAAATGTATTGGTAATAGGTGATTGGAAGACTAATAAGGCATTTTCTTCGACTGTTGATGAATCATACAACAACTTACTTTGGCCGTTTGAGCGCTTCCCAAATACACATCTACATTCATATTCTTTACAGGTTAGTTTATATAGATTGATTCTTGAAGAATGGGGATTTAAAACTGGGCCAGGCTTTTTATATTGGCTAGGGCCAGATAATAATTCTAAATTTCACAAAACAATTGATTTTCGTCAAACATTAAGAAATTATTTAAATGATTATCAGTGGGCTGCTTAATATATAATAAAAAATAGTCAATTGAGATGAATTTTGTTAAGAAATTTTCTGATTACGATGAAAACATATCTGAAGCTAAGAAGGACCGTAAACTTAAAAGAGTACAAAAATTAGCTAGAAAAATATCTAGAATTAATAATAGAGCTGCTAAATTAGATCAAAAAGGCAAAGTTGTTAAAGCTACTAGAAAAGATGATAAAGCCGATCAAAAACAAGAAAAAATAGATTCTTTGGTTTCTAATTTTAATCAAAAACAAACTAAAGATCAGATGCAAATATTAAGAGATGAACTTAAAACTGCACAGAATGAACTTAAAGATGTTAAAAAATCTGGTGACGAATATGATATAAAAAGAGTTGAATCTTATATTGCAACAATTAAAGAAATATATGCAGCAATAAAAAATGATGCTTCTGAGGAAGAAATTGAAGAAATGTTTAACATGTTCACTCAAAGTATGTCTAATGAACAAGTTGAAAAAATGAACATTCTTCAGGATTTATTAGAAGATGAAGACACTGAAAAAATATCACCTAAAGAAAAAGAAGAAGCTGAACAAAAAGGTGAACAAGAATTTCAAGATAAGAAAGATAAGAAAGATAAGAAAAAAGAAGATGAAAAAGGACGTGATTATAATGAACACATAGAAAAATATAAAACGTTCTATGATGACGTATCAAAATCAGGACAAATTCCAATCGTTAGTCCTAAATATTCATCAAATGAAAATTATAATAAATTAATTCAAGATTTTCTGATTCAATCTGGTAGTAATATTGAAAAAACTGGTAAATTAGATGAAGCAACTCTTACAGCAATTGAAGAATATCAAAAGAAAAAAGGTTTAAAGGGTGATAAAGAGGTTGGTAAATTAACCTGGTCTAAAATACTAACTGATGTTGGAGTTAAAGTCGAAGGTGAATTATCATATGATGAATTTTTAAGAGGAATGCAATCATCACAGGCTGATAAACCTTCAAAATCTGAAATTACAGACAATCAAGAACAAATAAACGCAATTAAGGATGAATTAGCTGAACGAGAGCAAAAGTTAAAAGAAATTGCAAATAGTCCAAACACACAAAGTATATTAAAAGATTTAATTACATTGCTAGCTGGAGAAAATATGCATGCTAGATTTAGATCTACAGATGAAGTTAAAGTATTTAGATCATTAATTCAAGGATTAAAATCTCATTCAATTAATAAATTTAATGTTGCTGCATTCTTTAATGGCTACGAACAAAAAGTTGGAAGTGATAGTAAAGGATTAATTAAAGATTTAATGTTTGCTTTTGATTCCGATTCAGGCGAAATTAATAATATTATAGGTGTAAATAAAGATAAATTTGTTGCTTTTGTAAAAGAATTTGGTTTAATTGGTGAATCAGCTACAGGAGCTGGAATTGTTGCATCAATGATTGCTGGAAAAGCGGCTTGGGGTAACGAATCATATATGGCAGCTCAATTAATATTTTGTTTTGGATCTTTTAATGATCAAATTGTTAATGCTGAACTTTCAGCTGCAAATATAAATATTACACAAATACAAAATATTAAAAAGGAAGGAACCAAGGAAATTGTTGATGATTCAATAAACAAAAAGAAAAATAGTGATGTTGATAAGCAAATAGAAACTGATGATACTGATAAGCAAACAACAACTAAAGAAATGTAATCATAAACTTAGACCATAGTCTAAGTTTTTATTAAAACTATCAACTAATAATCCGAATTTTAAAGCTAATTTAGAATTCGGATTTTCTTTTATATAGTGCATTGTTTCGATTTTATATACCATTAAGTCTTCATACATTTCACATAAATCCTCAATTATATGTGTTGACGCATATTGATTAACATAACCGTTTTCTAATGTTGGCTTATCGGCTTGTTCCCCGTGGTCAGTGTATTTCTCAACTTCGCGATATAATTTTAATAAAAAATTGTCCGGCCAAAATTCATAGTGCTGATTAATTATTGTATGACATATTTCATGATGTAATGTTCCGATAAAATTTTCATTTTGAATATTAAGAACAATTGCATTATTTTTTAAATTAACACCGTACGTTTGTTCATTTGTTTTGTTTTCAACTATATTAGTGCAAATGTATATTTCATCTGGAACATACTTGATTCTAGATTTGTAATTATATTCACACAACGCCTCGAAAATTTTAGTTGTTATTTTAAGTTCTTCAGTTCGTTCAAGTTTTTCAGATTGATATGTGTAATCGTTACTGTTTGAAATCGGTGTATCAAAGTGTACTTCAACAATATTTCCACTAATATTAACTGGAAAAGTTGTTTCAGATAAAACATCAAAAGATAAAAAAGTCAGAAATAAAATTATAAAGTTCTTCATGTTTGTTTATTATTTAAACAAATATAATAAAATTCTGAATTAAAAAGAAATTTTTTAAGTAGAAATATCTAAATTCAAATTGTTTTTTATTGCTGATCTGAACACATAAAACTTTTTTGATAATTTAGATTCTGGATTATTTATGATAAATTCTGTTGCATACATATCTCCTGAAAAAAATAATCCAAACATTTCACAAAATTCTTCGTGTAAATGTGTTCTCGCGTAGTCGGAAACATATCCATCCTTATGGCATTGAAAAAATACTTTATTTACAGTGTTTAGAGTATCAGAATTAATTTTTTCAAGTTCATTTAATAATGTGTAAGTCCAATTTTTAGAATAATGTGGATTATATTTTCTTAATATTTCATGTGCGATTTCATGATGTATTACTTCACCAAAACTTGGACTTATTGATAATTTAACTGCGATTTCATTATCACCAAGATTCATGCCAGCATAAGAAGTTTTAGCATCAATTATTGCATCGCATACATAAATTTCTCTTGGACCAAATATTAATAACTGCTTCGTATCATATTTGGATAATTCTTTTTTTAGAATTAAAATAAATTCTGATTTATATTTTTTAGGAATATATGCTTTTGTTTTATAAGTGTATCGTTTATCTAGTGTTGACACTTCTTTATTGAAGTGCACATTAATTATTGTATTCTTAACAGAAACACTTATTGTTTCTGCATAAAGGTTAAAGCTAAAATAATATAAAAATAGAACTATAAATATTTTTCTCATATAACAAATATAAATCTTTTCTGAATTTAAAAGAAATGAATATATAAAAAAATGATTTAAGTTAATGGTTAGACGAGACCTATTTGTTGATAGATATTCAGCTTTAAATAATAAGAAACTTCTTGAATTAGGATTAGCGGATTTAGAAAAATATGTTGATAATGAACTGCTAAAAGATAATAATATTATTAAAATGATTAATCGTGATGGTGTAGCAGGAACTAACGGAGAAATTATTAATGATGCTATTTTAAATGAAACTGTTCATAAAGATCCAAGTATTCGAGATAATGGTAGTGGTAGAAGTGGAGGAGTTGATAATGTTGAATACGCAATTTGGTCAAAAAATATCACAACAACATCTTCGGATGATGCAACAAAAAATCCGTGGTATGATAAAACTTTAAATAAAGATGTTGAAGGTGAAATAGAAGTTTTATTGCCTGTTGGCACAAATAAAAATTTAGCTCGAATGTTAGTTGATAAGTATTTAGGTCCTATTGATTTCACCAACTTAACAGATAGGGAATTAAAAACATACGGTTTTTGGAGAAAAATTCCAACTCTTGGTTCATTAGCTGGAGAATCAAGTGTAACTGATAACACTGATGCGGTTGAATTAATATATGTTGAAGATACTGATCAATATAAGATCGTTTTTAGATTAAATCCTTAATTTTTTTAAAAAATATTTTTTAATAATGAAGATAAGTGCCGGAATAATTATCATTTGGAATAAAAATATATTGTTAGCTCATCCAACAAATCATAAAATGTTTTCAACATGGGATATTCCCAAGGGTGCTGTTGAAGATGGTGAATCATTTAAAGAAGCAGCTTTAAGAGAAACTAGAGAAGAAGTTGGATTGTGTATTGACCCCGATGAAGTTGAAGATGAACCAATAATAATTGATTATATCGATAAAGAAGGACAACTTTTTAAAAAAGTATACGCATTTAAATATTATTGTCAATCTTTGAAAGAAATTGGATTAGAATATCCAATGATACCAGTGGAACATTTACAAACTATTGAAATGGACATGGCTGCATTTTTTCCTCTTAATATAGCTGAAGATTATATTTTTTGGAGATATAAATCTATTTTAAATCAAATTTAATCGTCATCATCGTCATCATCAACATCAAAATTTAAACTATCACCGTGTTTACCAATTAAACTGTCAATTGTATCATTTAAATTCTTAAAGTTTTGTTGAGTATTATTTTCTTGTTGTTCTTCACTTTGAAGTGGTGTTTGTGTAATACCTAAATCGTCCCTAAGCGATTTATAAAATGTTTCAACACTTTTTAAAGTTGTAGATGCAAATTTTATATTATCGCGCATTTCTTTTTGTAACATAGATTGAACTTCAAACATTCTAACATTAGTATTTCCCATATCGAGTTCTCGCATCATTGACATTAAAGTCTTAGTACTCAATTCAACTAAAAATTGAAGTTTTGAAAAATATTCTGCGTCCTTTCTTCTTTTTTCAGATATATATGGATTATCTAAAAGTTTTTCATCTCCTAGATATAATTCTGCTAAATTATCAATAATATTTTGAGATTCATTATGAATATCAATCAATTGTTGTTTATAATCTAAAGCGCTATTATCATCTTCAGAAAAAGATGGTAAAGAATTTTCATTAGCAAACAAATCTTCAGGTGGTAATTTTTCAACTTCCTGAGAAATTGTTAATTCAAGTGATTCAAATTCTTTTTTTAATTTTTCTTTATTACGTGTACTGGCCATAATTCTATTTCGATTTTCACATTCTATATATCTATTTATAAAACATATGCTACAATGTATATAATAAAAATACAAAGTCATATGATATTATCTGAATTAGAAACGGGTCTTTATTTAGATTTAGATTTACAAAAATTCTTACAAAAATATTATAGTATTAATATAGAGCAAATGTTAGTGATAGATGAATTACATTCTCCGGAATCTTTAATGTCTCTTAATCAAACATTTTTAACGAATAATCCATTTACAGTCAAAACAATAACAATTGATCCATCATCGTTAATATATCGAATTAGTTTCACAATTCATAATGGAATGGAATATTGTAAAATTGAAAAACAAGATTCAATTGATTTTATGTTTGTCATAATGAATAAAGATTTTAAAAAATGGCAACAAGAAATTTCATCTGTCCAAAAGAATTATTATATTTGATGCATGTTTGATGCATTAGATAACGGTTCAGAATGGTTTAATCTTTTTTATGATGATACTCTAGGTGTCGACGAAAAAGTTGTTGTGTCAAAATCTACAATTCAATTTACTAACAAACAGGGAATAGTTTTTAATCATTATACCAATGCCAGAGGTATAGAAATTGTTGCTATCTCTCCAGATAGCATAGCTTCTAGCATCCAAGAAGCTAAAGAAATTTTCACATATTCTGAATAGAAACTTTAATTCTTTTTATTTCTTAATTTTTTAACACATAAAGTATTGTTTTTATCAATATATAGATAAAAATAGGCTTTTATGGCATTAGAAAGACAGGTTGTTTTTACATCTAAATATGTCAATGAAATTAATGATAAAATTAATGATGGATATATAGCCCACCGATATGAAAATCCATGGTTCAATGGAGAAGTTGGTGTTAGAAAAGGAGGTTTAGCGTTTAAATTAACTCCTGAAGAATTAGAAGAATACGCAAAGTGTAAAATAAATGTACAATATTTCGCCAGAAAGTATTGTAAAATTAAATTAAGTGATGGCACAGTAGGTAACATGACATTTAAAGGTCGACAATATCAGAAAAAAATGTTAGATATGATTGTCAACCATCGTTTTACTATTTTCATGTGTAGTCGACAAATTGGTAAAACTATATCTACAGCAATTGCTATTCTGCATTATTGTATTTTTAACTCCAATAAAAATGTAATGTTGATGGCAAACAAACTAACAACTAGTGTTGAAATTTTAGATAAAATCAAAGAAATTTATAAATACTTACCTTTTTTCTTAAAACCTGGAGTTAGTAGCTGGCAAGCGAGAACACTTATTTTTAAAGATACTGGATGTAGAATTATGACTTCAGCTAGAACAAAAGAACCAGCAATTGGTTTTACAATCGACTTTTTGTATTTAGACGAGTTTGCCCACATTCCAAGAAATATTATTGAAAGTTTTTATCGAGCGGCTTATCCAACGGTTTCAGCAATAGATAATTCAAAAATTGTAATTACATCAACACCAAACGGTAAAAATTTATTTTGGAGAATATTAGATGCTGCAGAATTACCTGACGGAGATCCAAGAAAAAACAACTTTAAACCGTATCGAGTATATTGGTGGCAAGTGCCAGGTAGAAATACAACATATATTAGATTAAATGAACATAAGTTACAAGAATATGATTTGAAAAAAGAAAACTTAGTCAAATATATTCAGAAAAAATATGATATTGAAGAAAAAGATATTTATTTAAGATATAATGAAGATAATTTCACATGGGAAATAAGAATTGATAATTCACATGATATAAACACTGAAGATGTTAGACGTTTTGTTATTAAAAGTGATGAATTTGAGGGCGCATTTAAAGATGCAGCTGAACCAGTTGAAATAAGTGTCAATCACGTCGGTCAAGTTACATCATGGAAAGAAGAAACAATTAAAGATATTGGATCTGAAGAATCATTTAATCAGGAATATGGTTTACAATTTTATGCAGCAAGCAATTTAACATTTACAGAAGATGTATTATCAAGGATATCTAATCAAGAAGAAAATTTTGTTTGGCATGAAATTCCAGAAATAGAGCAAATGTCACATTTAGAATATAAGGAATTAAAATGGATTGAAGATAGACCTGATATTTTCGAGTGGTCAGAAATGCGAAATTATTATTATGCACTTGGAATAGATTTATCTGAAGGATTAGGACAAGATTTTAGTGTTATTAATATTTTTAGAATAATGCCAAAAACTGAAGAAGAAGTAATTAATGATAGAATTGAATCAGTGTATGATTTTTTCAGATTAGAACAAGTTGGTGTATATCGACATAATCTAGTAAGTGTTAAACAATTATCTGAAATATTTTATATCTTAGCATTTCACGTATTAGATGAAAACAAAATTAAAGTATGTTTAGAATATAATACATATGGAGCGGAAATGTTAGCTCATTTACCAGGGTTATATCAAGGAAATAATACATTTAGTTCACATATATTTGCCCGATATAAACACCGTGCTGATGCAACATTTGCTAAATTAGGATTAAAAATTAAAACTAATAAAGGTATTCTAGTTAAAGAATATCAAAATAGAATTAATCGAGATTTTGTTAGACTACATCATGATCATACTATCAGAGAAGTTACTACGTTTGTTAAGGTAGAAAATCCGCGAAGTAATACTGATAAGTTTGAAGCAGAAAGTGGCCATGATGATTGTGTAATGTCAACTGTTGGTGTATGCACATTATTTAATAATACAGGTTTTCATGATTTACTTGATTTTTATATTGATAAAGAATTAGATCACGATCATATTCATTGGATTCAAGAAAAATTAGATAACTTGGAATATCCAACTGGTGTTGATTATAATATTTTATGGTCGGCTAAAAAAAGTTTAAATGAGGATAAGTATAGACAGGAATTTGCAAACGCTCAAATTAAAAATGTTGATTTAACAGGTTTAAATGTTCAAAGGAATTACCCGTATAATTAAATATATAATAAAATTGTGTACAGTTTTTAATGTTTCGCACCTATAGTCAATATCAACATATCAATGAAAATACTGCAGAAGCAAAAGCTTTAGTTAATAAGCTCATATCAGCAAATAAATTACCTGCAGATGAACTAACTAATCCTGAAAGTGCATATAATAAAATTAAAATCATGTTAGGAAATAATCTTGGTAATATGGGATATTTTGTTGCAAAATATTACGAAAAACCAAGTGAGGGAACATTGAGAATGCTGGATAAACTTTGGAATTGGTTAAATCAATTAAAAAAGTATAAAATTAAGTTTGATTTAAACCAATATAAAAACCGACCACTTCAAGATTTACTTAAAGATGTTCAACTTTCTTTGGGCGCAAAAAATATTCCGGGTTTAGTGGTAGACGAACATGATGAGACTAAACATATAGCGAATTTAACTAAAGATTACAAAATTGTCATATGTGTTTCAAAAATTGGCGGAAAATGGGTATCTGATCCTGATGCTGTTAAATTTTGGGGTAGTCCAACTTGGTGTATTCAATCGGAAGCAACATTTAAAGGAACATATGTCAAAACGAATAATCATCTTCAATATATTTTTATACATAAGAATATTTTTGATGAAATTAAATATGCCGGCATTATGAAACAAGATTCTAAAGTCAAAGTTGTTCCATACAACTATCCACATATATCCGGCTCTGGTCAATCTGATTATGATCCATGGTTTGACCAAAATCACAGAATAGGTATAACAACAAAGCCAACAGATATTTCTGATATTACTCAAACAATTGATTCAATACAACGAAAAACATTTAGTTATACTGTATCAAATGATTTAAATTCTATGATTAATGATTCAACTGTTGTTGAAAAATTAGGTACTAGTGTTCAAATTATTGACAAAGAAGTTCGAAATGCGCTAAATCTTATGCCTTCTAGTGCTAATCTTGATGATATAAAATTTGTAGATATTATTCAATATTTAGATATTGATATTAATAATAAAGAAGATGAACAATTGAAAAATAATGTGGTGAAGTTCAAAAAATTCATTGACAAAATTAAATCAACAAGTTTATATACCGATCAATATCAAAAATACATTGTTCCATTTTTTGAGCAAAATCCAGAATTAATATGGACACATCAATTTATGTTTTTTCATGCTAAAAAATTATCAAAAGAATTAATAGATGCATTTTCTGAATTATACAATGTTAGTTTTGAAGAACATAGCAAATTACCCTTCAATTATATTTCGACTCTTTTGCATTATTTTATGATTTTAACTAAAGAAGAAAAAAATATAATGGATCCAAATTTTGCGAGAGCATTTGGCAAAGGAGTTGTTGATAATTATTTCTTACCAAACATAGAAGATACACCATTAAAAGATTCGCCTAAAGAATATCAAGATTTTAAATCAATAATGTTGCAAGTATTCTATGTTGGACATTATGATATGGCAAAAATGCCATCATTTGGTTCAAGAGCACAAGTATTATTAGCATTTATTTTAGTTGCCCATTATTTACATACACATGATTATCAAAAAGGCAAACAAATAATTGAAAAATATGAATGGGATCAAGAATATAAAATCGTTAAAGGATTACTTGATATATTAAATGACCCAGATAGTAAAAATTCAGATATAACATTCGAAAAACCTAAAGTCCAAGAATTCCTAATTAAACTAATTAAAAATTTACAATATTCACTTTCAGAAATTGTTCAAAATCCTTCAACAGGACAAGTTGAGTACAAAACACAAAACATAGAATATGTTATTAGGTCAATTATGGCTGCCGATTCAAGTATTGAGTTAACATATAATCCTTTGAAACATAATACATTTTTATACATAGTGCTTAAACACTTCTTAATGACACATCCTGAAATTAAAAAACAGCTAGAGGAAGAATCCAAATAAAGAGTCAAACGTTTTTATGGATTTATATATATCTTAGAAATAGGTGAATTATCATTAAAATTCACTTCATAAAAGAATATATATAATAAATAAAAATTTAATTGATAACCAATGGCAATCCAAATTTCAAAGTATAAGCGACCAGGTATTTTTATTGAAGAAATAGATCAGTCAATACAGCAGATTCCGGTACAAGATACTTTAATAAATTTGGTTGTTGGCTTTAGCAAGAGAGGTCCAGTTAATCGACCTGTTCTAGTTAATTCTGCAGCTGAGTTTACAAGTATTTTCGGTGATATCGATAGAAATTTAGAGAAAAAAGGTTCATATTTTCACAGAACAATTCTCAACGTATTAAATCAATCACCAATTTGGGCATTAAATTTGCTAAAAACAGATAACGAATTAGATCTATTGGATTGGGAAAGTGTTTCAACTGCCGCACAATATGATAATTCGATTATTTATAATGATCCATATGCGGATTTCTTTAACAAAAATGAATTTTGGGTAAGAGATACAGAATCATTTTTGAACGTTGCTGATAAAAGACAACCTACCGTCAAAGAAAAGATTCTACATATTACAAATATGTCAGATAAGAAGATCAGTGTGTTCATGTACCGTTCTCAAAATACTACCGGGTTTGATATCAATGCAGAAGATTGGTATGGAGGTCGTGACAAAGTTCCAACGTGGATGTACCCGAATGATTTAATTAGTGACTATATGATGGACGTAGTGGTTGTTTCTGGTGAATGGTCAAATTATCAAGTTTTAGCTGTTGATCCAAGATGGAGTAAATACTTTAACGTAAATGGTCTAAGAAAAAATCAAATTGGTAATTTTGTAAATGATCCTAGTGTTAATGTACTTAACACTTATACTGTATCATTAATTCCTTACTTCAGAGATAATAATGGAACTGATTTCTTTATTGAAACAGTTATAAATAGAGACACAGATTCTACTGGATTGTTTGTATCTTACGATATTGATGCACTTGAAACAGATAATCCAAATGGATTGGTCGATTTAATTGGTCACACATTGGTTGATGCTGATAGAGATAACATTAATTTCTTATCATATAAAGAAACAATAGATGAAAAAGTAGAATATGAACAACGACCACTTGACGATCCAAATAATGTGTTTGAAGAATTTTCGTTCGAGACACGCGTTTTATCTGGAGCAATGAGTTGGTACCCAACATATAATTTACAAGCATCTGATATTAATGATCCAAGTGCAAATAAAGTATCAAGAATTACTACTGCGACTGAAGGAAAATATATTTTTAATGGATCAGTTGTATCAGTTCCATCAGGACAAGAAGTTGCTGTTCCTGATACTCAATTAGGTAGAATAAGAAAAGATACTATCTATATGGATGCAGTTGGTCAAATTGGAGTTGCTCAAGGTATTGAGGTTTCTGATTTCACTGAATGGGATAATGTACCAACAATTGCAATTGCAAGCAATTTATTGCCAATTACAATTGTTAAAGTTGGCACAAACGCAAACGATGCAAACAATCCATATACAGGAGTTGATGGTGATGGTAACATTGTTAATATTTCTAGTTTAACTTGGGCAGAAACATCTGCAGGCACATCTGGTGCAGCAAATGTTGATATTGAAATTTTCCAAAAATCATCATATGAAAGAACAATTATTTTCCATAACACAAAACAATCAGATGATGACGTAGAATATAAGAAAACACGTGCTATACACATATTCAATTACTTACAACAAAACATTTCAGTTGGTGAAACAATACTTGATATATCACCATCAGGAACATCAAAAATTATTGATGTTAGTTATTTGGTTGAATCAAGTAGCAATAAAGAAGTTGATTTAGTAATTAGTAATTTACAAACTGTAGCACAACCTTTTGTATTACATTATTCAGATAATGCATTTGAATTAGGAACTAAAGGTTTAAGATCGGTTGCATCTCTTCCAGATTTTGGATTAGTTAGCTCTAATTCTGATTTAGCTAGAGATTATTATGATGGAGTAATTAAATCAGGCGACTTTTTCTATCAAAATGTTATTGGAGGTGGTGATGGTTTCACTTCGGTTGAATTTTCAAAAGATTCATTAGGACAATCAATTGTGACAATATTCACAAAAGAAACAGGCACTGGACTTGCAGGTGAATTTGATGGTCCATTAACTGATTCAGATATAGTTGGAGGTGGAGGTGAAAAAATCATTCTCAATGGAACTGAATATAATGATTCTGAATTAACTATACTATCCAGCACTAATTCAACTAGACCTACTAGTGGTGCTGAAGATGCGGTTTATACAAAACAAGGTGAATTGTATCAGTATAAATTAGAATTAGTAGTGAATGAGAATGTTATTGAAGAAGTTTTTCACACATTTGAAAACACTAACTTATTAACAATTCACGATGCAAATGAAGATAAGATTGTTTACTTAAGAATGTATACGATAAGTAATCAATTGTATATTGATTTTGTTAACAGTGTAAATATTGAAATTGCAGGATATAACGAAATTATTCCAGCAAATAATCCGTCTATATTTATTTACTCAAAAAGATCTAATTATAGACAAACATTAGAAATTGAATCTGTTCTTGAAAACAATCAATTCCTAATTGATGCAAATAGATATGGTGAAGTTAAAATTGGTGATTATTTAAAAGCGAAAACGCCCGACGATCTTGAAATTGGTGAAGTACCAAAGAGATTCACTAGAATTATTTCTAAAA